GCTTGAACCAGGTGCCTGTTCCATCACTAAAATTATCGAGACCCGGGGTGGCACGAACCTCTCGCACCTCCCCGGTCTCGCGATTCTCGAAGTCGAACAACGGCATTACGCAAGTGCGTAAAGCGGTATCCAATACTGCTGTGTGTTCTCCAGAACGGCTTCACCCCACGCAGTCGGAGTTGTGCCGGTTGCGGTAAAAACCAAACCGACTGTATCCGAGGCACCCGAATGGACGTTCGTGAAGTCTGGAGTTCCAGACAACGACAATATTTGATACACTTTGCCGACAACCAATGCCCCGCTTGTTTGTTTCGCGGCTACCGAACACAATAACCCGTTGTTGGGAACTCCCGCCGCACCGGTAACCGCTGCCGTGGTGATGTTGTGTGTAGCGTCTTTGGTCGTAGACGTTGTGCCTTCAAACTTCAGCAACGGTGTTGCCGAACCTCCCGTGCTGCCGTCACCGATCCCCGCTTTAATGGTTATCGGGTCAGACCCGCTGTTCCCGGCTTTAAACCGCCGTCCTTCTCTTGGTCGTCCTGTTAATAGGTTGCTCATAATATTTTATAATCCTCCTGCCTGGTCGATAGCTTCCATCTCGGCAATCAATTCATCCCGATCCGGGACATCGTCCGCCACTGCTTCATCCAAAACCTCCTCGGTATAGGCGGGTTCACCGTTGACCGACTCCATGCCAACCGAGGCAAACTCGTCGCCAAGCGATTCAACCGAACCTTCGACGGTGAAACTAACCGCATCACCGACTGCCGGGACAATCATCGATCCGTCTTCATCCGCCACTTGTAGTGCGGAAATAGGAATATCAATTTTTGGCATAATGAAACGCCCGGGAGGCTGTTAACCCCCCGGGCTAATTGATTAACTGTAGTTAGTGGTCGAGCAGATGTTCACCGCATGCGCCGCATTGATTATCGCAGCACCGTAGTAGAACTTGAATCCGACCGTGGTGAACTGAGCCAACGGATCGTATTTATCCGCACCTTGACTGATGATCATCTTCGGTGAGTACGCACTCATCGTGGTTAGATCCACACCGCCATACGATTGGTCGCCCACGACGAATGTCGAGTATTTGGCACCTGACGCTGCGTAAACATGTTGTGTGGTTTGCCTAAACGGATTGGTCGTGCTGACCACACGAACACCCATGTACCGGCCAACCTCGCCTTTGAACAGATTGTCCGGGTTGCCATACTTGCTGGCTTCCAACCAATCATCGTCGTTCATCAGATCGCGGGAAACTTCCGGTGCCATGATGGCCGTGAAGTATCCGCCACTCGGACGAGCGTTGTTAACACGCAACTCAGTCGCCGCATCGAGGATGTCAAGCGCGGTCATCGCGTCATCGGTTCCACCGACTGTCGCATAGTCGGTCGCCGCACCCGCATAGCGCAGGCCGATTGCCGTCGATTCGCCCAAGACATCGCGCAATTCAGAATCAACTTTCAGTGCTGCGTCCTGCCCGTTCTGGACGGTTGCCTGCTCCATCGTCGAGAAAAGCTCGGTCGCGGAAAGCAGATCACTGATCGTAACCGTCTGTCCGTACTGAGCGAGACTTACGTCCACCGTGGTGAGGCTTAACTGCTTGGATTGATCGAGTGTCCGTAGTGTGCCTTCCGTTACACCAAGCACATCCGTTGTTGAAGGTTCCGGGTAGCGGAAGAACTTAATCGTCTTGTGACCCGCCTTACCGGGTAACGGTGCCTTATATGCAAACTGATCAAGAACAATGCTCTTGAGCGTTTGTGTGAGTAATTTCTTGTCTAAATATCGTTGAATCTGATCAGTAATGCCAGATGTCGTTGATAGAGTCCTGCCTGCCATAATATTTTATTTTTTAATTAGTTTGTTGCGAACATGCCAACCCCGGTGTCATCCGCTGTCTCCATCGCTTTCATCAATTCCGCCCGTTGCTGATCAGCGGACAGATCGTCAAACGATTCAACTTGCAGAATGTTTCCGCCGGGTTGGGTTCCGTTCAGTTGTGTTTTTTCTTCGTATTCAGCGACCTGCTTCTTGAGATCGCTGACCTGTTTCTCCAGTGATTCGGCCCGATTGGCTTTCAAGTACATCGTCGCACCATCGACGGCATCGGTGATGCCTTCGGGGTACTGGGTGAGGATCGGCTTGTTGTGCAGAAGCTGATTGACCATCTTGAACAAATCGCTCTCCTGGTCGTTCAACGATTTATGTTCCACCGCCGCCGCTTTCCAGTTCGCGTCCCACTTGGCCACGAACTTGGCCTGCTGCGATTTTGCGTCCTGTTCAGTAACCGCATTCCTGGCCTGCTCCGCCGCTTTTCGCGCTGCCTCAGCGTTTTTATCGTCGCCTTCATCCTCGAACTCTTGAGCGATTGACTCGTACTCCTCGGGTGAATAACGACTGTTTGCCGTTTTTTGCTGTAGCTCGGCCAGAGACTGGGTCTGCTGTTCCTGGAACGCTTTTCGCTCGGAATCCAACTCGACCTGTTTCTTTTTCAACGCCGCTTTCGCGTCATTGACTTCGCGCCAGGTCTTGTTGGCCCGCTCCTGCGTTTTCCTCGCCCGGGCATACTTCGATGAAGATTGCTCCTCCTCAGTCTGCTCAGGCTTTTCCTCCCCGGACGATTCTTCGTCCGCCGGTTTTTCCGGTTCTACTTCACTAGGTTTGTCTTCAGGTACAACTGACTCCTCTTCGGGTTCCTCGGCCTGCGGCACCGGGGCAATGTTCGCAGTATCAAACGCGGATGCATCGGCTCCCGCCAATGCTGATAGCAATTGCTCGCGTTCAACGTCTAACTCGACTGGTTTTTCTATCGTCACTTCAGACATAAATTCTTATCTCAATTGAGATTTCGGCGGTTGTTCATTCTGTCCCGCCATGTTTTAGGCGGAGTCGAATTAGACGGTTTCTTGGATGGCGATTTCGTCCTGGGAACTATTTTTTTAAGCGGGCCAGGTAACACGCGCCTGGTCATATTTTTTGTGTTCCACTTCGATTCAGGCCCAACCAACCGGTTCCAAAGAGGTGCGGCGGGATTCGCAAACGTCTCAGCCGCATCATAGACAAACCCGCCCGCCCGTTTTAAGCCACCTTTAAGCTTTTGTTTACCGCTTTTAGGTTTGGCCGGTTTAGGTTTGGCCACGGGAAGTTCGCGCCGTGGACGAGAACGGTGTAGCTCAGAGATTCGTTTTTTTCGTGCCATAAATTCTTATGCACTCGCCCGCATCCACTCCAGGTCATCGGTTGCCCCGACCACTTCCTCCTCCGGTTGGCTCCGTATCGATGCCATCCCGTCAAGTGTCGCCAGCGCGGATTTAAACCCGGCGGCGTGACCGGCGTGGTATGCCAGGTCTGCTGGAGATGAAATTAGCCGGTCGCAGTTTTGGATATGCAAGTTTCTGAGATGGTACTTTAACTGTACCCCGACCTCACTTGTCATGAACGTCTGCAAATGTGCCGCGTGACCGTTCGTCCACTCGGTCGGATCAGCCCATTGCAACACCTGGCGGAACTGCTTCCACATTCGCCATCGGTTCTTCAATCGATTCCACATTTTGTTGTTGCGCCTGTTCAGCAACCGCTTGTTGCATCTGGGCAAATAAATTCTTTAACTCCTGCTCAACCTGGCGACCGGTCTTCGGGTCTGCTTCTTTCAGCTTCTCCAAGTGTTCGCCAATGTGTTGTTCGAGAAATTGTCCTTCCGCCGGTTCCGGTGGTGCGCCGGTATCTGCTCGATTCGTGATGTAACTCATCACCGTCTGGATGTGTACCAGGTGATCGTCGGAATCTTTTACTAACGCCGGGAAGCCCAACCGTAAGAACGTAATTTCGTTGGCTTGATCCTCCGCCTGGGTCGATTGCGTCAGCATCGGGTCAACGTATAGTCGCTTGACGAGTGTCGCATCGTCACTCTCCAGGATCGTCTTTCGCAGTTGGCCTTGGTCGATGTACGGATCATCGGCGAACATCTGGAAGCGGGTGATGGCTTTCTGCATTAAAAGCTGCTTGTTCACCCCATCCGCCGATCCGGTGGGCTGGATGCCGTACTGCTCATGCAACGCCTCTTGCGGGATCTGCTCGGCGGTGTCCAAGTACCAGTAGTCGAGACTGGTTTTGTCGTATTGCAGCAGAATAGACCAACTCATCCGGTACAAGTTGCCCAACGCAATGCGGAAGATTCTCATCCGTAAATCGCTGCTCTGCTGGTACAGCCCGCCAATCGCCTGGATCTCTGTCGCCGTGCGTCTTTCCGAGTTTTGTAATGTCTGAGTTAACCCGAAATCCGGTGTGCTCACACGGTTCTGCGCGATTTCGCGCATGATGTTCATCTGCTGATCAAACGAGATCGGAGGAGATTGCTGCGCCACCGGCTGGATGCCATACGGCAGGATGCTGCCAGGTGTCATGCGAAGATTGCCCGAGTTTGGCATGTCCCGTTCCGCCCGGAATAGTGGGCGATTAAAAACGGTCATCGCATCGTTTTTCTCGTTCATCAACTTGGTGAGTTCAGCCTCGAATATAGCCTGCAACTCGACCACGCCTCGCGATGAATAAAAGCCCGGATCTTTGATCTCGTAGTTAAACGCAATAAACGGCGGTTTGCCGTGGTTGTACGGGATCTTCATCGGCGGACGAAGATCGATGTCCGGTGATGTCGGGGAGTAGGTGCAGATCAACCACTGCCCGCTGTCCGGGCAACGATGGTAAACCTCCCACACAATGATTTGATCGGTGTCTGGCAGCGTCAAACCTTCGCGCTCGTACTTCACATAATCGGTGTCCGACCCCCCGGAATCCTCACTGTAACTGCCCGTGATCAGCTTGACCGTCTCCGCGTCCTGCTTGAGATGCTTCTGGCGTTTGTACGCATCCACCGAATAAACGCTGATGTGACAGATCCGGTCAGCGTCCGCTATGTCCCGCGTCCAGGCCGGTACAACAAAATGCTGAGGATCGACCGTGTAATACTTCAGACGTTTCGATGAGTAATCCCAAAGCACTTTCAGAATCCCGGTGCCGCACATCAACATGGCATCCACCGCCGAAAGAACCTCAGTCTCCAGATTCGTCTTCTGCTTGATCCGATGATCGAACCACTGAGCGGCGGCAGTCGTATACTCGGCTACCTGGGGTGTCGTAGGAATAAATTGTGCAATGAGGTCGGTAGCAAATAGCTGCTGGAAGTACGCAGGTTTCAACTCGCTGATCGTCGTATCGACCAACGGAAAATGCACATCACTCGCGCCGGGCCACGGTTTGGATTTACGCCGCAACCCGTGGTGGCGCATTTCGTAAAACATCCGCTGGCGGGTGTCCCATACCGAACGATCCGCCAAATCTTGCAGTATGTCCGCGTTTAGTTTCTCTCGGTCTCGCATCTAGAATTCGCGCTCCTCCTCGTCTTCTTCTTCCTCCACGCACCAACCCATCGCCTGGATCGCAAAGAGTGTGGCATACATCTGTAACCCGCCGATTAACGCGGCATCGCTCAGGTCGAACTCCTCCTGGTATCGCCCCAACAACGCCTCCAATTCGCCACAAAATGCATCAAACTGTTTTTCGGCAGTCACTGCTTAAAGAAGTCAGTTGTGCGTAAAAAAAACGCACCCGGATTGGGCGCGTTAAATCTTTCAGATGGCAAGTGTCTCGTCCGGTACTTTACATGTACTCAATCGCTCGGGTGAGAAGCTTCTGGGTGGTAACCGGGTTGTCGGGTGCCGCGTCTCTCGCGTCTTCGATCAGTTTTTTCACACGTTCAAG